GGTATGAATCTACACGCTCAGAAAGAGCAGTTTTGATTTCTTCTACCTCTTCTACAAGTCTTTCCTCGTAGACAGTTTCAAGTTCTTCTTTAATTTGAGCTACCTTTGAAACAATTGCTGCTTCGAAAATAGTTTTTGCTCTTTCCTTAAACTCTTCAGAAAGATCCTCATCACCGATTAGTGCATTAACATCTTCTTCGATGCTATACTCTACAGTATCTTCTACTGCTGCTTCTTCTTCTACAACTTCTTCGGTCTCTTCTACTTCTTCAGTCTCTTCTTCTTCGTCAACTTCTTCTTCAATCAGATCTTCGTCTTCGAGTTCTTCTTCTTCCTTAACTCCTTTCATTGCTTCAGCAGAATGTGCCCCCTTATTCACAACATCCTTAACTTGCTTAAGGGTTGCGCCAGGGGTCTTCAGTTTTGCTGAATCGTCATCTGACTTATAATTTTCTGGAGTAGGACCACCTAAATCTTCCCAAGAACCAGTTTGACCTGGGGTTTGTCCTGAAAGGCTTTGCATTGTTTCTGCTGCAGGTGCATTCGCATTTACAGCAGTCTTGGATTGCTTAGTGCCTACTTCCATTTCTTGTAAATTTTTACCACGAGACATTTGAACTCTCCGATTTTCCTGTATGAAATCTATATTTATTTATAATTTATTAAATTACAATGAATTTAAAAAGTTGTCGAATAACTCTAATTTATGTTCTTCGAGTCTTTTTTGATCGACTAACGTATTTATCTGCCTTTTTGTTTCTATTGCAACTTTTTCTCTAAGAATGCCACCATCCCAAATCCACTCTTTTCCTTCCATAATTCCTTGGACGAAAGCATCGGGAGCAGAAGGATCTGCAACAATATCAGCAGCAGTTGCGAGCATAAAATCTTCACCAACTTCTTTGTATCCTTCTTTGGTTTCTCTTAGAGAACCAATACCACGAGAAGAGACGCCTAGGCATACACCTTCTTTTAGTAAAGATTCTGCAATCTTACCCATAGGGGTTGAAAGAATTTGTGCTTTACCAATGAAGTTGTTTCCTTCACGTTGAAGCTCAATAATCTTATGAGAAACTCTATCGAGATTTACAGTAGGTCCATCAGGATGTCCCAGTTCGCCAAGAGCACGACCTTTTTGAACATACTGTTCGTAATAACGATTTACTTCTTTTTCCATAATGGACATTGGATACATGCGTCCATTACGATTTACACACTCTGCCTGCAGAAAAGGTCCTCTGATGTAAAGTTTTTTCTCTTTACCAACACCTTCCGTAATAACTTCTACCTTTTCAATTTCTTCTCTAATTAGTTTCATCTTAAGCGTCTCCTGAAATTTGAACTTGTTGGTAATAAAGTGTTCCTGCGCCTGCCCCGTATGCAGAAACTTTATTTGAATTTATTACTGAAGCATCATATCCAGCAAATGCAGTAGTAATGCCGCTAGAATCATAACTTACTGTCATTTTTGTCTGATGATATCCATGGACTCCAGCCGAAGTATCTACAGACAGAACTTCTTTATGTTCAAAATTGTGATGTATTGAACCAATTAAGGTTACAAAATCACCTACTCCAAATGGAACTTGAGTTCCTTCTGGAACAGTAATAACTGTTGTTGCACCCGTAGTAACACCAACAACACGATTTGATGCTTTCGTTAAAGCGAGGGTTGCTGTCCCACCAGATGGAACATAGTAGTCACCATTTGATGCAGAAGGATTTCCAGCAACAGAAACATGAGCCGCTGCTCCTACGGCAACTACTCTCAATACACTGGATTGAACTGAAAAAGAATTTGATGTGGAAGCAGCTCCTGCAGAAAAGGCAAAAGATGATCCAGTTCCAACTGGTTTATGGGCCATTATTCGTATAGTACACTTTTAGTTATTTATAAAATACTCAATTACCTACTGATTTCTTCCCAGTCCAATGATGCAAAAACATCGGCACCAGCAGTATCAGATGCACATACTAGCGTTAATTCATAAGGAGTTCCAGTCAGTCCATTTCGTTCCAACTGAAACTTAAATAGTGCTTCTTTCAGAATATCAACACTTGCAGAAGATTGATTTGCTGATGTGAAGAAACCAGATGCTAGAATTCTTCCACCACTCACAGTTCCTCCATCAATCTTATATTCCACAGCACTATCTGCACCAGCACTAACCCAAGTTCCACCAGTAGTAGTTGCTGATGCCCTCATCTGCCAATTATATTGCGGTCCATTTCCAGTCCCCATTAGTGAAAGCGCAGTCAAAATTACAATTGCATCTAATCTATTTGGAGACGATTTGAGACGAATAGAAAGGACAGGATAATAAGTTCCTGCTGGAGTTGGTAAATCTACTGGTGCTGTGATTGGTGTTTGAATTGCTTGTTGCAATCCACGCAATTCATAACCACCTTCTGAAATTACAGAAGAGCAAACTTGCTTGAGTGTGCTAGAACTAGTTGTAATTCCAGTATTAGCAATTTCATATCTTAAAGGAAGTGATGCTGTTGTAATGTAAGTTGATTGAATTAAATTTGCATGATGGAATGAATGTGCGTGAACAAATTTACCATCAATCACAAATCCCATTCTGACTGTGCCAAGACCCAACCACTCAATATCCATCCAAAGAATTTGTGCTTTGGTAATATCTAATGTAATACCAGAAACCCCAGTTCCATCCAACTTATCAATATTCCAATCAGACTGTGCAACTGCAGTTTCGGTCCCAGTGGATAAACTTCTCTCTACAAAATAAGGCGTTGTTCCATTAATCTCAAAATACATTCCATTATCAGCACCAAAATAACCAATTCTCTGTCTTAAATTTTCTTTTGGTGTGGCAGGAACAAAGGTATTTAAAACAAGTAAAGATTTTCCTGGTTGATATGAGAATGTTTTAGTAGTTTCTCTAATAACCGAATCACCACTTGTGGTTCCAATACCAATATTGACTAAACCTTGAGTAGTTGAAAATCCAACTGTAGAACCCGTTCCTACAATTAAACTTTCCCAAAGATTATTGTCTCTATATCTGTGAGATGAATCAAATAAAGTAAGTGGATTTGATACTCTTGTCCTTCCGAAAGCATCTGGATTTACACTTACTGGAAATCTATTAATATTATCAACAATTTTACCATCTCTGGTTGCTGCACCAAAAATCTCAAAAAGACTTCTCTCCTGATTTAGATAATCTTGAGTAGTTATATTCCACTGAGCCATTTATCAATCAATCCATTCTAACTTTGATGGGTGGTATCTTTTTGCGTTTTTGATATTTAAATTCTTTTCAACTACAGGATAAATTTGATGAACAACTGCTCCCGGATATTCAGTTTGAAGTTGTTCGCCAAGTTCCCTAGTTGATGGAATGCCATTTTTTGTAATCATTTCTATTCTATATAAACTCCCATTCCACATAATATCAGCGACATATTCTTCACCGACTTGTTGTGGTTGTTCTTGCTGAGAGTTTATATAGAGATTTCCTGTAAAATCTCCAGCAATATTAACCGATTCTGAGATAAATTGCTTGAAAGATTTCATATCATTCCTCGTCTTCTACTTCCATTTCATCAAACATTCCTACAGCTACACTTGGTCTGAGAGCATCTATTTTTTCTGCTGATTTTGAAAAAAGAATATCTTTGATTTTATCACTAATTTGAGATGGTGATTCGTCAGAAATAATCATGTCCATTAGATCATCCATTTTTTACAATACCTACGAGTAATCGCTTTTATTTATATCTCACCACCTTTGGGAATTTGTGGCGCTTCAACTGAAGAAGACTGAGATTGTAAATCTGGTTCTACAATTGGTTTACCCAAATCCATTCCCAAGTTTTGATCCATAGGGGCTCCGGTTTCTGGGTCAATGGGAACATTTGGATCAGGAATAATTCCATTTTTAATTTCTTTCTTAATCAAAGCATCTTGCTCTATAATTTCAATATCAGTTTGTCTTAAAATCTTACGTCTTACATAATCCTGTGAGAAATATTTTCCAATATATGGTTCAGCTGTAGCAACCATATTTAATCTCTCATTCAAAAGTTCTGCATCTTTTAGTTCTGAGAAATGATTATCATATAAGAAATCATATTGAATATGCTCTCTCATAATATCCCAATCTTCTGGGGTGATTATATTTTTGAGAATTAATTGAGTTCTCAAAACATCATTAAACAATCCGGAAAATCTTTTTCTTAATCTCCCTACAAATTTTGTAAACTTAAGTTCATCTCTAAGAATCTCAGATGATCTTCCAAGATTAAATCCACCATCTCCACCAATCCTAGTTACAGGAACATTCAAAGATCTGTAAAGTTTTTCTTGGAAATAATTAATATCAGTAATTTCTCCTAGATTCTGACCGCCTGGGAGGGTTGAGATTTCAGTTCCTCTACCACCTTCACGGCGAGGAAGCCAGAAATCTTCAAGCATACTCATGAACTTTTTGTCGTCACGAATCTCACCAGTCGATGCATCATACACAAGTTTGTTACGATAACGCATCATAACATCACGTAGATATTGTTCTGCTTTTACCTTAGGCAGATTTCCCACATCAATGTAAAAAATTCTACGTTCTGGGGCGCGTGACAATCTGTAGATGACAAGCGAATCTTCAATCATACGGAGTTGATTGAGAGATTTAATTGCCTTATGGAGATATGAAAGTGTTGATCCCTTATTTCTATCTACCAATCCAGATGTGCAGTATGCAATAGAATCCTTAGACATTTTTATTCCAGCACTTCCGCCCATTGATGCTGGATTAGCTGCTGGATATGTAATTTTTGGATTGTATATAAAATATTCTTCTATCTGCGGAAATTCATAATCCATCGGATTATCACTATTAGCATTCGCAAGTCTGAATTTATCTTCCTTCGTCTTTTTATTTTGTCTTACATACCGCATTTTCATTGCATCAATGTAGCGAAGCTCTTGAATACCTTCCTGCGGATTTTTTAGATCTATTACTTTATGGTAGTAAAGTCGCCCATCAATATACCAATTTCTATAAATTTCGTGAGATTTTTTATCAAAGTCTAAAAGTTCTAAAATATACTTAAACTCATCTCTAATTTTCTTTTTGATGCCATCACTAGCATTGAGGTTATCTAAATCAATTTGAACTGGACTGTCATTAGTATCAGATACAATAGCTTCATTGACAATATCTTCAATGGCACTATCACACTCTGGATGAAGTGCCATTTCACGATATCTTTTGATTAAATCAAATTCAGTTCTATATACTCCTTCAATATCAACATATGAACCAAAAAAACCACTACTCAAGTAATGGTCAGACTCATCCTCATTGTTTGGAGGAACTGGACTGACCGTACTTGGTGATAGTGGTTCAGTATTCTCGATAGAGAATCCAAATAATTTTGACATAATTTATTTAATCTGACCTAGTATCTGACTATTTATCAACTAATATTAGTTCTACTTTGATCGTTGTTTGTAGGACCTTTACCTGCAGTCCAATACTGGACTTGGAATTCTACAGTATACTCTTCAATAGTATCCGAAGAATCGTATGATAGGTCGATGGCACTTACATTAGTTGGGAAAATATCAAAGAATTTGTATGTTCTCAGTGGAATAACGTCAATTTCTGGTAGAGCAGCCCCACCATTATTTGTAGAAGAAAATCTACCTTGATCGTATCCTCTTCCAAGTTGGTGAACATATGCGTCAGTCATGTATTCTGATGGAGTCGTTGCTCCACTATTGTTATCCAACTTGCTAATATTGTTCATCCAAAGTTCAAAGGCACTTCTCAATTGGAAGTCCTCATCGTTCATGATAGTTACAGTCCATGTATCAAATGTTCTGTCTCCAGCAACTTTTAGAGTTCTTCCTCTAAATGGAATTTCAATAGCAGCAATGTTTGATGCTGGAAGCTGAGCCGCTTTACACATGAATTTGAAAGTTTCAATTTCATTTCCGCTTCCAGTTCTCCACAAACTTGTAAGAGAACCTGGGAAAGATGGAATTTCAACTTCAAATAAATTGGGTCTAGCGCCGCCTCCAGCTAATCTTTCTTTAAAACCAGTGATCGTTCTTAGGGTTGACATTTTAAGATCCTCCTTCTGTGTTTAGATTAGGTTAATTAAACTCTACCGGCGACTTCTTCAAAGCTAACTCCAGTTCGAGTTGCAACAAATGTTAGGGTGACATAGTTAATTGATTTGGTTGGTTTCAGGAAGATATCAGCCCTAAATTCATTATTATCAATTACGTCTGGAGTGTTGTTTGTTTCGTCACATATAACGAGGAAGTCAAAAATACCTCTCTTTGCCTGAACGTCACGGAGATATGGTTCAACGATATTAATAAAGTTCGCTCTAGTTACCTGATCATTAAGTTCGAACAGTTGTGACTGTGATGCACCTTCAAGAGCTTGTTCGACAGTTAAGAACAATCTTCTAACGTTGATTCTATCAAATGCAGATGCATAAGCAAGTGCAGTTTTGTCTCCAAAGAGATAGATTCCAACGCCTGGTTGGCTAATAATAGAATTCACTCTTGCAGTATAAAGTGCGTCTCTCTGTGGTTTATTTGGATTGTATGCAAGTTTGATTGCATTGTTCAATACACCTCTCTGCTGACCTGCGGGAGAGAACCAAGGATATGAAGTAATAGAAGTTCTCAATAGAAGACCTGCAATGTCTGCATTACAAGGAATATATCTGAATAGATTATTAAATCTATCAAATGTATACTTGTAACCAGAGTCAAACACTGCATATGATGAAGATGACAATGCACTATAGAATCTAACTATATTTGTTGTTTGAGTAGTTGAATTTGTTATGTTAATAACATTTCCTCTGTGTGGAGAAATTACTGCTACACAGTCCTTTCTTCCTTCTGCTATAGAAATCAATTTGTTTGCTTTTGCCTGAGATTCTGATTCATTCTCAAGGCCTGGTCCATTGATTAAGTAATCAACTTCAATATCATCCTTATTTGCAAACAAGTCATAACCAGAAGAAATATCTGCAAGAGTTGCAAGGAATCCTCCATTTGCAGAATAATCAACACCACCACCTAGTGTATAGGTAACATTTCCAATTGCACTAAAGGTTACTCCTTGAGTTTCTTGTCCCCACAGACCTTCAGATGTTGTATACTTGGTATAACCTGAAGAGAAACCTGTTGCTTTTGGACTTGTACCAAAGAAGGAATCTGCGGATGCTGATGGATTAACCCCTGCAAAAATATAATTTGAGAAGTTTGCAAGGAAATTCTTGTACCAGATTTTTTGTGGAGAATTTACTGAAGAAACAGAATCTGTTGCCTTAGAAAGACTTACAAATTTCTCAAGTAAATTACCTTGAATACCTGTAATTGAACCAGTATCATCGACAACTACTA